CACTTCAGAATCTAGCTGTTGGTGTTAGTGACGCGGCTGATGGTACAGGTGTCGCTAAGGACGCACTGCTGGAGCTTGGTCTAAGTGCTGGCATTTTAGAACAGTTGCCTTTAGATCAGCAGATGTCGAAAGTCGCTGAAGCAATGCAAGGCGTCACGAATCAGGCAGATAAGGTCAGAATCGCGACAGATCTATTCGGCGCTAGGGGCGTTGCTGTTTTAAACATGATCGGAGGCGGTTCTGAAAATCTTGCGATCATGGCGGCAGAAGCAGAGCATTTAGGAATTGCTGTTTCAAGAGTAGACGCGGCACAGATTGAGATGGCGAATGATGCTGTCACAAGAGCCACCGGAGTATTCACTGGCTTGGGTAATCAGTTAGCTGCTAATTTTAGCCCATTAATTCAGACTGTGGCCGATAACTTCAGACAAGCAGCTTTGGATAACGAAGACTTTGGAACAATAGGTGAAGGGGTTGTTAGGGTTCTTCTTAAAGGATACGGACTTTTAGCAGACGGGGTTTTCTATCTTCGATTAGGATTTGCAAAGCTGTCTGTGAAATTGCTGGAAGTCGTTGAAGTAATACTGACCAAAATAAACCCAGCCTTTCAATTCTTAGCTGAAAAATATAATGCAATGGCTGGCGTCTTTGGTATGGATCTGATTGATACCGGAAAAGTCGATGGCATGATCGCGAACATGGAAGGTGCCATTGGTTTAGGTCTTGATAGAGTTGCAGAAATGTTAAACGGGCCATTGCCAAGCGAAGGGATACAAGCAACTTTTGATGGCATCGTCGAATCATCAAGAAGGATGGCAGAGCAAATAGCTGATAATGCACCGGCTAAAGTCATGCTTGAAGACGCTGATGCTAATGGTCAAAAAGTTATTGAGAAGCTGACATTCTTTCAAGAACAAGCATCAGAAGGTGCGAAGAAGCGAAAAGAGTTTGAGATGAAATCTGCAACAGCGCAGACAAGCCATGTTCTAGGTGAATTAAGCAATCAATTCTCAGGCATAGCTCAAAACAACAAAAAACTATTCGCATTGAACAAAGCCTTTCAAATAGCCCAAGCGGTCATGCAGACCTATCAGGGTGCAACGTTAGCCCTTTCAAGTTATCCACCACCACTGTCGTTCATTATGGCTGGCGCACAAGTTGCTGCTGGTCTAGGCCAAGTCGCACAGATTCGCGCACAATCATTTGAAGGCGGTGGGTTTACTGGTCGCGGTTCAAGATCGGGCGGCATGGATGGCAAGGGCGGTTTCCCTGCAATGCTTCATCCCAACGAATCAGTCATAGACCATACGAAGGGTCAAGGGCAAGGCATTACGATTATCAATAACATTGACGCGAAGGGAGCTGACGCAAGCGTAGATATGAAGATTCGCGCAGCAATGCAGCAGAGTTCGCAGCAAACAGTCGCTACAATACAAGATTTGATGCGTAGAAGGCGTTTCGTATGACCACTTACACATTTCCAAGCATAACGCCATCGTCCAGCACGTTTGAACTGGTAACGAATACAAGGACGTTTCAAAGCCCATTGACTAACGCAGTCCAGACAGTTGCTAGAAAAGGCTCGCTTTGGAAAGCATCTTTACAGTTTAATAATTTAAGCGGCAACAACAGGGCAATCATGCAAGCGTTTTTGACCAAGTTGAACGGTCAAGAACATAGGTTCTTCTTGCCTGATCATTCATATACCAAAAGAGGCGCAGCGGCGACAGTAACGGTCAACGCGGGTGCGTTTGTGAATGGTACGATTTACGTCATCACGGTAGTCGGAACAACTGATTTCACGGCTATCGGTGCGTCAGCGAACACTGTTGGGGTCGTGTTCACTGCAACGGGTGCGGGATCTGGTACGGGATCAGCGACTGCGAATAATCTATTTGTTGCGGGTGCTGGTCAGACTGGATCGACGTTAAACGTGGACAACGCTTCTTTGAATACGACTAATTATCTTCGTGCCGGTGATTACATCGCATTTAACAACGAACTTCACATGGTCACAGATGACGTGGATTCAACGGGGACGGGTACGGTTGCGATACCGATAGCGCCACCGATCAGAAAGCCAACTGATAATAATGACTTGGTTGATTTCCTGTATCCTGTTCTTGGCGTCTTTATGCTCGCAGGATCTACGTCTTGGGACAACCAAGCAGGAATTGTTTCATCATTTACCATTGAGGCGGTCGAGGACGTTCTAGCATGAGCAGGGGTTTTCCGGCAAACGTAGCAACGGCATTGGCCCAGCAGCATGTTGCTATTGTTACATTCGCTAAGTTGGAGTTTCCGAGCGGGACGATATACGTTCACAACTCATTGGGAACGTATACTTGGGATAGCCAAGACTGGCTTGGTGTCGGTGATTTAGGGTCTATTTCACAAGTCGAAGAAGGCATCGACGTTAGCCCTTATGCGATAACCTTAACGCTTTCAGGTCTTGATGCCACAATATCAGGCGCAGCGCTCACCGAAGATTACTTCATGCGCCCAGTCACAGTGTACATGGGTGTCTTAGATGCTGACGATGCTTTAATTGCTGACCCTACGCAGATTTGGGCTGGCTTCATGGATCAAATGAACGTCAGTTTAGGAGCCGATGGTGGCGATGCTATCCAGTTAATCGCGGAGTCTGAGCTTTCACGATTCGACGTATCACGGAACTTGATGTACACCAACGCGGCGCAGCAAGAAAGATACTCAGGCGATTTATTCTTTAGCCATATTCACAAGGTTCAAGGTGCAAAATTCAACTGGGGAGCTAGGACTGCTGGTACTGATGGTACTTTCGACCTTGAAGATGATGCTAAACGTTTAACAACTCAAACTGTTGATTAATGCAGTTGCAAGTTCTGCAAGCGTTAAACAAATGGCAGCGTCGGGACTTTACCTACGGCGACGCTGATTGTTGCCAGTTTGCTGGATTCATCGTCAAAGAGCTGACCGGAAAAGACTATTTGACTGATTTCCACTATAATTCAGAAGACGAAGCGTATCAGATAATCAGGTCGAACGGAGACCTAGAAGACACTGTTTCAACGGTCTTAGGCGAGTCTACAGCCGACATTGACAGTCTTCCTGATGGTAGTCCGGTGTTGATTACTTTGCCTGATACACAGCTTCTAGGCGTTAAATTAGGCAATCAAGCGGTATGCTTGACGTTAAAAGGTCTAGCCAGAATGCCTAAAGAATTCATCGTTATGGGTTGGAAATTATGGGGCCAGTAGCACCTTTTTTATTAGCTCTACAAAAGATTGGAATAGCGGTTGCTGGCGCTATTGGTGGTCTTGGTGCTGCTGCTTCCCTTGGGATAGGGCAAGCAATAGCTTTAGGTGGTGCGGTTGTAGCTGGGGCGACACTTGTCGCGAATAAGGCTCTGTCGGCTATGTATGAGATCGACATGCCTAAAGTCGATACCGATGCAAGCCGACAAAGAACAGTAAGATCAACTACTGAACCTTATAAAACGATCTATGGTGAGACGCTTGTTAGCGGCCCTATTTCCTATATAGGGATGGCTGGAACTAACAACGAAGATCTGTATCACGTCATAGCCTTAGCGGGTCATGAAGTCACAGATATTACGGATATCTATTTTGACAATGAGCTGATACAAGATTCCCAGATAAACGGCGGTTCGAGTGCTGGCGGTAACGTTACAGCAGGGACTTTTGGCCCTAAAAACAGCACGACTATTTGCATCATCAATAAACATCTAGGAACGGCTACACAAGCTGCCGATTCTATGATGGTTAGCACGTTTGCTGATTACACTTCAGCCCATCAGGGTAAAGGCATTGCTTATATCGCAATGAAGTGGAAGCTCAACGAGGATTCAGCAGAAGTCTGGGACAAGTACGCACCGTCAGACATTAAAGCTATCGTCAAAGGTAAGCCCGTCTACGACCCGAGGCTAGATACAGGCGGTTACGGCGACGACCCTACTAATGATTTGTTCATTACCTATAACGCAACGGCTGGAAGTTATGTCGGCCAAGGTCAAAATCCTGCGCTTGTGTTAGTTGATTATCTAATCAACGACGATTTCGGAATGGGTATTGCCCCATCAAAAATAGACTGGAATGCAGTAGTAACTGCTGCGAATGGGTGTGATGTTTCTGTCGTTGTTCCTAACGGGACACAAAAGCGGTTTACGGTAAACGGTGTTTTGTTTGGAACTGATTCACACCGTACGAATATCAACAAGATCTTGTCTGCAATGAACGGGCATCTCGTTTATTCCAACGGGAAGTATATTCTTCATGCGGGTATTTACGAAGCACCTACGGAAAGTCTAAACGAAGATGATTTGATCGGTGCTATTGGTATCAAGACATCATTTGAGCGGTCAGACAGATTCAACACGATCAAAGGTCTTTTTGTTGATCCAGTGCAGAATCACAAATCAACCGAGTTTCCAAAAGTACAGTTAGCTGACGCTGTAACAAGAGATAACGGGGAAGTCTTAGAAAAGGAAGTCCAGTTCCCAATGACAAACTCAAGCTACATGGCTCAGAGATTGTCCAACAAATTAATTCAGTTAAGCGACCAGCAAAAAGTAGTAACGTTTCCTGCGAATTTATCAGCGCTAAGAATCACCGCAGGGGATCGGGTACAAGTATCAGTCGATGAATTAAGCTGGTCAAACAAAGTCTTCATGTGCGTAGGTTGGGCGTTTTCAGATGAAGGCGGGGTTAATCTTACTCTTAGAGAAGATTCTTCGACTTCCTACGCTGACCCAGCGGCTAATGAATACTCTACCATTACTGCAACTGGCGACATTACAGACGCATTTAGAGGCGTTCCAAGCCCTTCTGGTTTAAGCGTCACTGCTGGGTTAAAGAACAACGAATTAAACTGGGTAAACCCTGCTAGACCCGCTGATTACGGGACTATCTACGTCTACGCATCGCCAAATGGTAATTTTAGTTCAGCAGTTAAGATAGGCGAGACAGACGGGACGCAGTTTGTACATGATGCGTCTAACTCAGCAGATTCTGTTAGCGCTGGTGATGTGCGTTATTACTGGGTAAGAGCTGTTAAAAATATAGGAACTGACGCAGCTAGTCAATCTAACTTAGAACCAAATGCAGACCCTAACACTACGGTATTCGCTACAGTCGGACG